AGTTCATGTATCATTAGTCTGCCTTTTTGTGTCCAACGTGTTGATACTTTACATTCCAATCTTCCGTCTGTAGTCATATATGTATGTGTCTTAGTCTTTGTATATCCCTTATGCATTAGATCACTATACAAAATCCATTGCCCATTTACACTACGTTGAATATGTGCATCATGTAGTATCTTGTTTAATGCTTTAGCACTAAGTCCATAATCTGCAGCAATCTGTGTTACTGTCATTGCGTTTGTGCTGCTTAAAATTTTGTCCACATAGTCAACTTTTGGCTCATATTCCGCTATTTGTTGTTTCTGTTGCTCAATAATTGCCTTTGATTGGTTATGTGCTTCTACCTCATCTGCATACAATCTCAATGCTTCTGGTAGTGTCTTTGGGATATGTAAATCATAGCTACCTGTTTTTCTAATTTGCGGAAGAACTTCGCTAGTTATCCAGCGTTTAAATTTCTTCGCACTTGGCATCTTTGATTTCAATATCAATGAATATAGTCCAGACTCATTGATTAAATATGTTTCCCTCTTCTGGCCTGTGTCGGCAATTTGCCAACGCAGCTTATCTTCTTCATCAATATGTTTTCTGATTGCATCTGCAGTATCTTTATATCCAAGTGCAGTTGCTACGCTCTTGGCCACAAAGTACACTTCATTTTCAATAATGATAGTTCTTAGTTCCCCAAACTCATTACTATTGAATAGTGTTGTTACATGGTTCATAGTCTGCCCCCTATTGCAACCGCATCAATGCTTGTTGCTTTTGTTCCCTCCTATTTTGCATAAATCTTTGTTGGCGAATATGCAGGGCAATCTTCACATTCTTCTTTTTTTAGCCAATATAATGTACCTGCTGTTTTGCCTTTGAATACTTTTATTGATGTTTTCCCTTTAGGACATGATGTTTTTACCCATAATGCACCGCTTTTAGCTGGGCCAAATGAATGACTACATATCTTTCTTGGTCTACCTCTTCTCATTTTTTATTTCCTCCTAGAATGGAATATTCTCATCATCGTTTACAAACCCATTATCAAAGTTACTTGCTGCGCTTTCATTTTGTTTAAGGCCATATGTAAGATTTTTGACTACAATCTCTGTAATGTATCTTTTACTTCCGTCTTTTTCATAGGATCTAGTTCTTAATTCGCCATTTACTGCTACAAAATCGCCTTTACGTAACCCACTGTAAAGCTCCGCATCAACCCAACATACAATGTTGTGATATTGTGTACTCTGTTGCTCATTTACATATTTATTGGTTGCCATTCGAAAAGTGAGTACTGCCTTTCCTGTTTTGGTATATCGTAGTTCTGCATCTGCTACTACGTTTCCGCTTAAAAATACCTCATTTACGTTTATCATTTACTTTTTCCTCCCATTTCTCACATTCTTTGCTAATTACACATAGTGCAATTATTGATACGCCTAGTATCGTTCCTATTACAATGCCTATTCCTAGTAGTGCCATGTCTTACCTCCTCAATTTTTATTAGTCTATAAAATCTGTAAGGATAACCTTCATCTGATACAGACTCAACTACACTATCTGTTTCTACGTAATAACCTTTTGGCGGCTGGATGTAATCTCTCCATTCGCTTGGCTTTAAAATCTCCGTTTTCACTTTAGGCTTTTCTAAATTCTTGCTACTATTCCATCTACGTTTAAATGCATCTTCTTTATCTGAATAGCATGCACTTCTTTTTTCTTTCACAAAGTAGCTTGCCAATCTCACTGCATCTTCTGCCCTTCCTTGATACAACATCAACTTATGCATGCCATGTGGCCAAAGTTCATTAATTTCATCTGAATACAATTCTGCATTATTGATGATCATGTGAAAGTGGATTCTTGTTTTTCCCTCTGCAATATAGATGTACTTTAATTCCTTACCCAGTTTTTTATATCTGCGTTTTAGCCGTCTTATAAAATTCTGAATATCTTTTTTTGCAGCCTCCCATGTGGCAGGCTGTTCTTTGTAAGTTAATGTGATGTAATAATCATTTGTAGTGAAATTATTATCAATCAACATACGTAGCATTGCTTCCGCTTGTTTTTCATTTTGCTTTTTCTGTGCTTCTGGTGTGATGCTTTTCTTTTTTACGCGCTTTCCGTTCTTTCTATAGGTTCTTGATGTATGATAATCAAGTACCTCTATCATATTTTTAGATATGACTTTTTTACGTTTCCTCATCGTAATTACTCCCCATGGTTAATTTGTTAATATATTATCTAGTTAATTAGAAAATGCCTCTATAACAGGTATTTCCTATCTTTATTGCTCCATGTATGATATAATTACATTAGGTTAGTTACGTAATTTACGTACATGAATTGGCTGCTTTAATTAGTGGCCTTTTCTTTTTGCCTTGGATAGTTGCAATGCATGTCCCCTTGTACTATTTCTAAATATTGACATGCATCGCAATGTTCCATGCAGATTATTCCTTTGGCCTGTCTACAATGAATGTAGGCATGGCCTTTTTTATTGCAGTCATCACATATACTGCAATATTTACTCATTACACACCGCATCAAGCAGTATCCCTCTTGTTCTTTCAGCTAGATAGAATGTATATTCCTTAATTGGGCCTTTCCCTGTAATTCGCATTTCATAACTACCCTCTTTACGCTTCAAAAATATGGCGCATCCATTAGCCAATATTGTAAAGTCCATGCTAGTAGCTTTGTTATTTACAGTTATGCTTGTAATAGACTCTTTCAATATTTCAGCTTCTTCTTTAGTGAACTTTAAATATCTTATTAGTAGATCCATTGCTTTTTCTTTTTTGAGCATCATAACTTATCACCTCCTTAACTCTGTTTAACATCCAAATTGTGATACCAGTTGTTATTGTTAGGACCACATTGATTAATATTTGCCATCCTTCTGCTTGTTCAATTCCACAATATAGGCCTAATCCTAATATCCCTAAGCACCATTGCACAGCTGTAATTAGATTTTTAATATTCATCTGCTTATGCCCCCTTTAGCCACTTCATATGCTGCCCTTTCATCCATGCTTCAAACTTGTCTACATTGACTAAAGTTTGCTGCGGCCCCAACTGCATGCATATTTGGTCAAACTTACCTTCATTGCGGATCATATCAATCCGCCTATAAATGTACATCTTACTGCGCCCCCATATTTTTGCTAGAACGCTAATAGGGACATATTTAGGCTGGATATTTTGAACACTTTCCATTACTACTCCTTACCTTTATTTATCAGATAAATAAACTACATCAATTTTCATTCCTAATTCTTCTAACTCTATAAGTACAAGCTCTAGTTCTCGCTTAGCATTAGATGCTCTTTCATAAGCGTCCATGAATTTATTTTCAATCATTTTCTTCATAGGCCCTTCTATTTGAATTGTTAACATTTATAACTCTTTTTTTTATTTCATCTTTCTTTCAGAATTGATATAATCACCTTGAAAGGAGGTGATTACATGGGATTTGAAATTAATGGATTTGATGAACTAAAAGCCCATCTTTCCAAAATTGAAGATAACCTTTCTAAAATGGGCAAAACTGATAGCCTTAGTTTTCATGAAGTCTTTACTAGTGACTTTATGTCTAAACACACTAACTATAGGTCTTTTGATGAATTCTTATCAGCTAGCAGTTTTACTCAATCATTTGAAGATATCCCAGATGATGATTGGGATATCTATGTTTCACAGCATTCAAGCTTTACATCTTGGGAAGAAATGGTTGATACTGCTGTAGAACAATATGTAAGTAAAAAACTTGGTTTTTAATAACCTTCTTAAAAGCACACTATACCCCTTGGTGTGCTTTTATTTTATTTACTAACTTATCAATCTTTTTTAGCTTTTTAATCGCACAATCTAATTCAGATGTATCTACTTTTAGTTCTACTTGGAATTCTTTCTTACTATTGGTACTCCCTCGTCTTTCCTCTTTTAACTGATTTCCTGTATTATCCATATGTCTTTGTAATGGAGTTTTTATTTCTTTCATATGTGTTACCTCTTTATCTCCTTTTTAGTGCTATAATGGCCTTGAAAGGAGGTTCATTATGAAACGGAACTTAGATTTGATTAGAAATATATTGTTTGCTGTAGAAAACTCTAATTCTATCGATGCATCTTTGACTTTAAATAGCCTTTCAAAACTGCATCAAGACCAAGAGCTTATTCTTTATCACGTTTTTCTTTTAGATGATGCAGGCTTTATTATCGGCATAATTGACGAAACTGCTCCTTATGTTTCTATCACTAGATTGACTAATGAAGGTCATGATTATTTAGATACTATTCGTGATGATTCTGTTTGGAAACAAACAAAAAGTACACTTGGTAAAATAAGTGGCTCTGCATCTCTTGAAGTTGTCAAAACTATTGCTTCAAAGCTTGCATTGACTTTTCTTGGACTTTAAGCTCATCCACAATTACTTCATCAATCATGTTAACTATCGTTTTATATTTTGACTTTTCACATGGATCATAATGTATTACTTCTTTAATAATCGTCTTGGCTTCAATTAATTTAGTAATTCGCTTTTGACTAACCTCTATTTGCATTTCTCTCATAAAGGCTTTATAGTCTTCTTTCATTTGATTTCACCTCTTCTAACTCATAACTTGTATGTTATGCAAGTTATTATGTAAAAAAATATCAACTCGGCTAGAACAGTCTAATTCGAGCCAATCACTAATTATTGTAGCTTCTACTACATCAAACTGTGTTTTCCCATTCATCTTACTATTAATGGTTGTGATAGATACACCTAATAACTCTGCTAAATCTGCATATGTTTTCTTATGTTCTACCAATAATCCTTTCAGCTTTTCTAGTTTCATCTTTTCACCTCCCTTTTTCTTGCACCTTATGCAAGTTTCTGATTACATGATAAGCCTATAAAAATAACTTGTCAATCGTTTTATGCAAGATTTTATAAAAGTTTTATAATTTTTCTTGAATTTTATTCAAGTTTATTGTAATATATGTTTGTAAGGGCGATTCTTATTTGGAGGCATATTATGAGTATTGATGAAAGAAATACAATAAATAAAGAAATAGGAGAAAGAATAAAAGCCATTAGAAAGCAAAAAGGCATAACATTAGCTGACCTAGGAGCAAGATTAGGTATTAGTGAAAGCAATATGCAAAGATATGAATCTGGCAAAATCGCTAGTGTTTCTATTGATTTTATTAATAGATTAGCGCCCATATTAGAAGTAAAGCCAGAATGGTTAATTGGTTGGGATAATGATGATACTCCACAAGGTTACTACCTTGATTCTGAAACAGCTGAATACGCTGAATACCTTCGCACTCGTCCTTCTGCACGTTTATTATTCTCCGCATCACGTGGAATTTCAAAGGAGGATATGGAAAAAGCTGTAGAATATATCGAACTACTCAAACTTAAACATAAATAATCTATATATGAGGGGATGTTATTTTGATTATTAATATTATTGAGTGTGATATTCCAAATGTGAAAGCCGTGGCATCTGTTGGGGAAGATGAAGGTGTACACAATATTTACATCCGTAAGAATATGTCTTTTGAAGATATGCGTAATGAAGTGAAGCATGAATTGCTTCACATTATTAATGATGATTTTCATATAGATCATCATGTTAATTTAATTGAACATATGGTAAGACGGAAAGAACTTACAGATGGATTACTTGAAGAAATAGATTTCTATCATCATGTGCTTTAATTGCATAAAAAATAAGCCCCCACCGCAGTGAGGGCCATTAAAAACATCATACCTTAGAGGTACTCTATTTTTACTCCACTATTATTATACCATACCTCTAAGGCTTATTTCTTATACTATTTTTAGCCTAGGAGGTATTTTTAATGTGGTGTGAAACTGTAACCACTAAAGCTGGTGTTACTAAATATAAATTTCAAGAACGCTATACAGATACATATAGCGGTAAAACAAAAAGAGTATCTGTTACATTAAATAGTAATAGTAGGCAAGCATACAAAATCGCACAAGCTGAATTGCAAAATAAAATTGACTTGGCCACTAATACAGACATTGCCAAAGATATGACATTAAATGATGTTGTATCTGAATTTTTAGAGTCTAAGCGTGCTTTTAGAAAATCATCTACACAATATAGTATGGATAATTTACATAAGCAAGTTATTAAATGGTTTCCTGCTGATATATTATTATCTAAGTTATCCCCTTATATTATCCAAAGTACCTTCGATAAATTCGCCTGCCAATATTCATATAACTATACTAAGCTTGCTCTTAGTCTAATTAGACAATCATTAAAGTATGCAAGGCGCATGGAGTATATCCGTGACATTTCATTCTTAGATAATATTGAACTACAAAAACCAGTAGCAGATGTTGCCCGCATCAAGAAACAGCGTTCTAAATTTCTAACTAAAGATGAACTTAAAGATTTACTATCACAATTAGATGCTATTAATCATCATGTATCCCTATTATGTGAATTTCAATCTTTAACTGGTCTTAGATTTGGTGAGATGGTAGCCTTACGCACTCAAGACTATGATGTTGAAAACGCAGAGATTGATATAAACGCTACTCTGTCTAATCGTGGTAGCTTTGCAGATGCATCTATGCGTTTACCTCCAAAAAATGTTCATTCTATCCGTAAAGTAAAATTGGATGCAAGGGCCGTACAGATTATTAATCATTTTATTACAGCCAATCAAGCAAGACGATTATGGAAATCTAAATTTGCTGACTTAGGATATATCTTTGTTACTGATGGTGGATTGCCATATGATCTACACTATGTAAATAGAACTATAAAAAAACTTAATTTTCACAAACCAGTAAGTACACATACATTCAGACATACTCATATATCTATTCTTGCAGAGTCCAATGTGCCTTTAAAAGCAATTATGGAACGTGTTGGCCACAATGAGCCACGCACTACACTTGCTATATATACTCATGTAACAGATGAAATGAAGCAAGAAGTTAATGCAGCAATTACGAATATGGGTAAAATACTCTCCACAAAATAAAACAAACCGCCAAAGCAATTAAGCCTTGGCGGTTTATTTTTACAACACTCATTATTCTTGATTCGATTATAACATAGTGATTTATAAATGCAATAGTTAGTTTCATAAAAAAAGAAGCCACCGCATCACCTGCAGTGGCTATTATAATCCTCATATAAAAGGGGCAAATATTTATTTTATAAAGGGGCAGAAAAGGGGCAAATTATCGTTACAATACGTTACAATTTGTTATTACCCCTTTTCTAAATTGTTAGATAATTACTGCTTGCGTTACAGTTTGTTATAATGCGTTA